TTTAACTGGATGTGGAATCAAGGGGAGGGGAGTGTTGTTGCTGAATTTGATAGGTCTATGGCTGGATCAGTAACAAGCGACTCAATGATTTACATTGCTGCCGGTACTGGTGCGCCGTCAAATATTCAAAATGGAGCATATATAACTTCTGCAAATATCACTACTTATGGGTACGATTCTGCGTTTACTTATAATTTTAATCATGGGTCCCAATTAGCAAATACGGTTTATAAGGTGGCAACTGCGATAAAGCTTAATGATTTTGCTTCATCGTTAAACGGATTGGCAGTATTGACTGACAATTCTGGAACAGTTGGAACAAATGAAAGATTGTTGATTGGTCATCTTGATTGGAGCGGTGGAAATAGGCTAAACGGCCACATCGCCAAGCTCATCTACTACCCCGCACGATTGACCAACACCAAGCTTCAACAACTCTCCACATGAGGTGACCCGTGTATAAAAAAAGCGAATATCACCCAGATCAATACTTCTGGGATAAAATTGAAAAGCCAAATGGCGATTCTGGTTGTTGGGAATATACCGGAAGACTCAATGTGCAGGGATATGGTCAAATTTCAAGAAGATTTAAAGATGGAAAGGCTAAACAACTCCTTGCTCACAGATACACTTATATTTTTATGATTGGTGGAATACCGGATGGTCTTTTTTTAGATCACCTTTGCAGAAACAGGAAGTGCTGCAATCCGGCTCATCTTGAATTGGTAACCAAAAGACAAAATACATTGAGGGGAATTCCCGGCATGGGAGTTCGTGAATCATGCAGAAAAGGACATAAAAGAAACAGAGAAAATATGAGGTGCTGGGCTGGGAAAGACGGGATAATTATTGTGGCGTGTAAAGATTGCGAAAAGAACTACAAGGAAAATAACAAGGAAAAAATAAAGGCGTATCTAAAGTCGTATCACGCAGAGTACTACAAAATACAGAAAGGTAAGGTGTAAATTGTTGGACATCCTTCTCAAATTCGATTCCCAAGAGCAAGCCGGCCTAATCGGCGAACAGCTTGGCTACACCACCCGTGATCCAGAGACGGGTGCGTGGAATACGACACAAGCCACTCTGACGCTGGCTATTTGCGTGATTGGGGTGCATTACTATCCAGACCCTGTGGAAGTGGATGCTGAAGGAAATCCGATCCTGAAAGCGGATAACCAATATTGGGTGATGGTCAGGAGTCTGGTGGATATGGATTTGCCACCGGAGATTCTGCCGTTCATCGTGGAGCGTAATCCAGACGATCCGACTATTCCGAATCAAACTTGGGCTTGAGGTGAATCATGGCAAGCAAAAAGATCAGCGAATTATCGGCCAAGGTTGCAGCATCAGCAGATGTTTTGCCCGTTGCTGATCCTTCCACCGGCATCGCTGGAAAGTCTACTTGCAATCAGATCATCGCCACCGCTGCCGGATTCACCAATAAAACCCCAGCAGTTGGAGATTGGATTCCAGTTGCTGATACATCCACTCCAGCAGTCGCATGGAAAACTCGTCCATATTCCATCGTCTACGCTGGAATTGGATCGTGGACTAAATTCACAACCTATGGATCATTTGCATTCCAGCCTCACACCGTAAATATTTCGACAAATACCAACAACCTCCAAATCGGCGTGTTTGGTCTGGTCAAAATTAACTGCACGGCAAACTCTGATCTGACTGGATTGGTTTCAGAGAATGTTCAATCAAATACCGTAATTACTCCCGGCAGTTCAACCACTCCCGCCTTGGACGGTCAATTGGTTTACCTGCTCAACATAGGAACCAACACCCTGACGCTGAAGCACGATGATTCTGGCAGTTCTGCCGTTAATCGGCTATACACGCACAACGGGAACAACCTTCAGTTGGCTTCCGGGCATATCACCTTGTGCCTTTACGACACCACTATTAGCCGCTGGCGGGTTTGGAGCTTGGTTTAATATTTTCTGGAGATTTATGATGCCAGACAACATCACAGAAGTCGCAAAATCAATTGGCGGAGTCGGCGCAATCTTATTGATTGTGCTGTGGGGCGTTTACCTTGTCCTTCGCCCGTTAATCGAAAATCATATAGCATTGATTAACGAGGTTAGGTCTGATCTCAAATCAGACCGTATTGAGTTTAATGCTCATCGATTGGAGAGTCAGCGCATCCAAATCGAGATGTTACACGCGCTGAAGGATTTGCGGGAATCTATTCAAGGAGTTTCTAATGAGCGAACTGAAACTGCAAACGACCGTGCCACTCGACAGCTTGAGAGTGCTTCTGGCATTCGCGAAAGGCGATCATAAGCTCGATCAGTGCGTCGCCGCCGCCGGCCTCAATGTGCTGAGCTACGCGATGGGCTTTGTTCTGCCTGAGCACGGCGCCGAGCCTGCTGCTGCCGAAGGCGCTCAAGCTGTCGCTGCTCAGTCGGTCGTCGATGAGCTGCAAGCCGCAATCACTCAGGCTGAAGAGCCTGCCGCCGCCGGCGCCATCCAGATTGACTGGAAGAAATTGGCTGAGTTTGTGATCACCGTCATCGTCAAAGCAGTGCTGTAAGGAGTGAACCATGCTAGGCATCGTCATGCTGTTGATGGCTCAGGGCGGCGTGACGCTGCCTCCTGAGCTCAAATTTCCGCTCGGCGAAGCAATCGTGCTTCGCGCCGAGACGGAAGGGAAGATCGTGCGTTTTGTGCCGCTGGACGCCGGCCTGAAAGAGCTCGACCCCAAGCTGCTCGCGTCGCCGAAAGATGCCGTGTACACGACGTTGCGCCCGGGAAAGTATCGCGTCCTCGCGTACAGCGCCGTGAAGGACGAGCCGACAGCTCCGTTTATCTGCACGGTAATCGTCGAGGGCGAAATCCCAGCGCCGCCTTCGCCGAATCCTGACATCCCAAGCCCGATTGCGGACGTCTTGAAGCCAATCTACGGCGCCTTGAATGAGCCCGGCAAAGCAGATCAGGTGAAGAAGCTTGCTGAAACATATCGCTCAATCGCTTCTGGCGTGAAGGCCGAGGGTGAGTTTGCCAACTTTCTCTCAGGCGCTCGCAGCGTCTTCGCGCGAAACATCCCGGCAAACGCGATCATCCCCATCAGGGAACGACTCAGCGTTGAGCTCGCCAATCGGCTCCCGTTTCCCGGTACTGCGCCGATGGATGCGACGCTAGTTTCCCGCGTGCAGGCGACGTTCCTTAACATCGCTTCCGCTCTCGATCAACTGACCAAGTGAGGACCGCGCCATGCCGAATGAAGCCGACGAATTAGACCTGATCAGCGAAGTCTACAAGCCCGGCTGGCTTGATGACGAGCGCGAAGTTGAAGCGATTATGGAATCGCAGCCATTCCCAGCGTTTGGCAACACACCTGCCGGCTCCGATCCGATCCAGCTTCCTGACAGCGTGCTTGGTTGGAAACTGCACGAGAGGGTCACTGGCAAGCCTTGGCCGTCCGGCTCGCAGGGCAACGTAGGGTCGTGTGTGTCATGGGGCACGCGTAACGGCGCCACATTGACCATGCTCGCGCAGATCGCTGCCGGATCGAACGAAGAGTTTGCGGACATCGCCCAAGAGCCGATTTACGCGCTTTCTCGCGTCGAAATTGGCAAACGCAAGCTGGGAAGAAACGACGGAAGCATTGGCGCTTGGGCTGCTGAAGCCGTCAGAGCTTTCGGCGTCATCAAGCGCGGAGTATATGGCAACATCGATTTGACCAAATATTCCGAAGCGCGCTGCAAGGAATGGGGCTGGATCGGCTTGCCAGACGAGCTCGAGCCAGTCGCCAAAGAACGACCGATTAAGGCTTATTCCAAAGTCATGTCGGTCGATGAATGCCAGCGCGCACTCGCGCAAGGCTACGGCGTCAACGTATGCAGCAACCAAGGTTTTCGGCTATCAAGAGATAGCGATGGTTTTTGCGCGCCGCGCGGCACTTGGGCTCATTCGATGGCGATCATCGGATATCAACTCGGCAAGCGCCCGGGCTTTTTCATTCTGAACTCGTGGGGCGCCGACGCCTACAGCGGTCCCATGGGGCTCGGCGATGGCCCCGGTGGAGGATTCTGGGCTGAAGCTGATGTAGTTGAGCGAATGCTCAAACGTGGCGATAGCTATTGCTATAGCAGCTTCAACGGATTCCCCGCGCAGCGCCCGAATTTTTACTTCTAATTCTGGGTGAGCGCCACAAGCGAAGAGGCGGGCCAAAAGCCCGCCTCTTTTGCATATGTTTCAATATTTTGAACGATTACGTTGCCTTGTGAAACTGCACGCTCCACCCGGCTTTTTCGACGGCGCTCGCGTCACTCGACCATGCGGCGCCAGCGATCCAGCGAAACCCGCGAACCTCTGGCAATTGCTGCGCCGCCGCATCCATGACGTACAGCCAGCCGACCTTTGGCTCGTAACGGCCCAAATATCGCCATACGCCGCGTTCGTCGCGGAAATCGACGAATCGCCCAACCTGCGCGTCGCGCAGCCTATAAACGAATTTTCGACGCCCATCCGTCAGCATGACGGCAGTCGCTCCAAGCATTGCTTCGGTGCTCAACATGATCAGCCTCCCCAATTGACGCGGTCGGTGCTGTGATGCCCGTTCCACACGCAGTTTTCGCGGACGTAACGCTTCAGCGCCGTCAACGTGACAAACCGCTGCTCGTTGGGTCCGCCCAGCAAGACGTACCCGTAGTCTTCGAGCTTGATCCATTGGCACCCGCGATATTCGCCGGCGTTGGTTTTCTTCGACATGGCGCAATCTCCGTCCGGGCTAATTCCCGGTATGCGATATCATGCATATTGTCGCCGCTACAGTCAAGCTGGCTTGAGAAAAAACTTTTCTGTATATTCAATATGAATTAGCGTTTTCGGAGTTAATACAATGCTATCTTATGCTGGCATACCTCTGCCGCTTGTTACTCCGCAGCTCAACGAATTTCTCGAGCGGTACATGGCGACATCGCAGTTGCCATGGTTTGAGCGCGTGCAGGCAACGTCGCCGGATGTTCTTTGCACCGCAATAACTCGTTTCGATATCCAGCCACATTTCAAGCTTTCCCGGCTGATTTGGCCAACCGGGCTCAGCAGTCCGTCTACCGGGCTATTTATTGCGACAACGCCAATCCTTGAGCTCATTCTCGCGCAAACTGACGTTGCTGGCATGCGATTAGCCAAACCGCTGAAGATCGGATCAAATGTCACCATCAACATGTCCATGCTTGATCCGGTTCAGGTAGTTGGCGCTCCAAATGCAACTGATGGGCTTTGGCTCATTCCGCTGGTCGATGAGCGGCACAATTTTATCAACAATGCGGAGTACGAATTCACAAGCGCGCTCGACGCTTGGGCCGATTGGTTTGCCGCCGCGCATACGGCGCTCGGCATCACATGCCCGGTGACGACAATCAATGCGAATTTCCTGAAGCCGGGGCCAATTTATTATCCAGAAAAAGACACGCCCGGGCTGTCGATCCTGATGGATTCTGCCGCGTGGACAATCGGGCGCCGATATGTGAAACAGTTCAATGGCGATTACCAGTTGCAGCGCTATCAGGACGGCGTCGCGCTCGCTGTTCCGGTCAGCGGTTTCAACGTCATTTCGGGTTCGCGTCACCTTAACAACGTCACGCTTTCTCCGCTCAAATATCGATTTGCTTTTCACAATGGCGGCACTGCCGAAGCGTTAATGACGACGGTTGCCGGCAGCCCGCCATCGCAACCATACGACCGCGTCGTTTTCGATGGCACGCGCGTCATCAAGGTGCGTTGCGCGATCCCAGCCGGATCACAGACCGCCGCAAACAATTACGCCGGCGCTTGGGCTGATGAGCACACAAAATGGAAAACGATCCGGCAAGACGTCTGCTTTGCCGGCGCCGTGCCGTACACGGTCACCGGCGGTGACAACTATGTCGAGTTTCTTTGCGACGCGACCACATGCATGACGCGCGTATACAGTAGTCACGAGGAAGCTATTGAATCGCTGAGTGTTCGTTTCGGAACGCTTGCGAGCGCTGTTTGCGACAATTGCGGGGCTGGCGGCGGTATGTGCCCGCATGTTTCCAGCGTGCAGTGCACCGGCGGTCAGCTCAGCGTGACATACGATACGGAGTGCACGCCAGCATGAGCACGACAGTTCTTCTTGATTGCGCGACGCTCGCGCCAGCTCCGGTTCAAAGCCGCCTGTTCCATCCATGCTGGGGCATGCGCGCGCTGCCATCAACGATGCAATTCAGCGCTGGTCCGTCAACTCCGATACCGCCGAATACAACGTGCAACACTGGCTGGCCAACAACGGTGATAACCGGAACGCTGACGCGCTCGAGCCCATGCACGTTTGTTTGGGGCTACTCGAGCGGATCATTTGGAATTCTTTTCGCGTGGACAGCTGGAGGCTATCCACTGAGTTGCTCTATCAATCAAGCGGAAATGTTTCCGAACTGGTCGCTTAACAATATTGTCGGAGTCCCGACTGGATCATGCTCGCAAGACCCGGCGACCGGAATCGTGACGATGACGTTCACCGGAACGATTAGCGACGGTTTTTGCACTTGTCCAATCACTGTCACATACAACGGGTGATCCATGGGCGCCGGAGCGTACGCCAAGCTTTTGGCTGGCAATTGCATATCGATTCCGATGCGCCATTTGATGCCATTTAAGGAATTCTGCATCCACACGCTCGGCAGCTCGCCGCCGCTCGCGACGTATCCAGACTCAGGCTTGTTTGGTTGCAACGCGTATAGCACAAACGCCGGGACTCAGCTCCTTGTCGATCCAAGAATTCCCGACGCGCTGACTCGGCATCCGCTTTATGGATACACCAGTTCGACGGTCACGCTGCCGACGTTTTTCAATGCCACCAATCTTGCCCCATGGCGCGAGCGCAAGATAATCGGGCCGATGGACCCGTACAACAACCGCGCGAGCGGGCCGGCAGTCAAGCAAGCGCACATGGCGACAGAGGTGCGCCGACGCCTGAAACAGGTCGCATCGCCGAACAATAACAATTACGCGAATCGCTATGACTTTTACTTCACCGACGCCGCGACAGCTTACAGCAATCAGAAGGATTGGCTTGGTTTCTTTCATCCAGCAATGCAATTCTGGACAAACAAGAATGTGCCGGAACCATTCAACGCTGTTAGCTATTACGAGGATGGCGGCGCCAACCCGGCACGTCCGACGTTTACAATCAAGGAATCATTCCGTTTTGCTCACCAGTCAACGCGTACAACTCAAGCGGCACGCTGCTCGGTCAATACATCGGCTACACGTTCATGTTCTATTTCGGCATGGCTTATTTGAAGTATCCAATACCGGGTTTCAAGCCGCCGGATTATTATTCAACTAGCCCGACGCCGCCGGAAGTTAATCCGACATATCAATTCTTCTCGACGGACTGCCATTTATTCCTCGTCGCATCGCCGGCTGCCGGGCAGACACTGAAGTCGCCGAAGATCGGCTCGATTCGTTATTGGACGTACAATAAAGACGGCACGACGTGGAATATTGGCGACCAGTACATGTACATCTTGAATGGCGCGTTTCGCTCGCAGTGGAAGTTCAATGTCGCGTTCAATTATGTGGGCGGCGGAAGCGAAACGATCTTGTTCAACATGTCAAACCTTCAGGTTTATGTGACGCCATGACTCAATACGTTCAGAGTGTCGCCACAAATGTCTGCGGCGATCTGCCGGACACAATTCCGGTCAACATAGATTGCAGCTTGTGCAACATCGGTTTTCCGCAGGCCGGCGGATCGATTGGACTGACGTTCTTTGGGCCTCGATGCACGCCGAATACCGATCCAAGCCCAAGCTACTGGCTCGGCTTTGAGACGAAGATGGCGCAATGGAAATGCCCAAATCCGGGCGAAGATGCCGAGCCGGCGCCGAACACTTGGGTGGCTACGGGATTTTTTGGCGGCGCGACGCGCGATGGATGCTCAAACCAATATCGTTTCGACGCCACACTGAATGCGATTGATGCCAATCATGTCAGCGTTTCGGTAGTGGTGCGCGTGCTGGCTCCAACGACGGGCGGATGGTCTTGGCAAACTTACATGAGCTTTTCCGCGACGCTGACAGAGATTGTGAACGCGGACACAACTCGATATCGCGGTCGCAATTTTTCGACGCCAGATTACATCAGCGTGACGCCTGCGTCCGTTGGCGGCGTCGGCGACCCTGTCAGCTTTGTGAAGATGACGATCGGCATGCAGTCGATGCGATGCGGATGCGGAAGCTTCGGTTACGGATTGCCAACGTGCGGATTCTGGGACGGCACGCAATGGCTCACCTGCCTGCGCGGCGTCATTCGCAGCAATTCGACGTACGACGTTCGAGAGTTTAGCCAGCTTGGATTTAATCCAGCCGGCTGCGGCGGCGTGTCGTCAGGCGGCTATTGCATGTGCGACGAGTTCACGCTAACGAGCACGAGCCCTCCGAGCACAGCTCCTTATCTGCCAGCATTCAACGCCGACCCGCAGTTTATCCTCGATTATGGCGTGCTTGGACTTCCCGGCGGCATCGAGGCTGTCGGAGCCAAGCAACAAATCCAAATATCATCTGGTTCTGACGCAGGCATAGCGCTCGCTGTCAAGCAAGTCAATAACGGCACGATCTACATTTGCACAAACGACAATGGCGCCGGTTGGATTTGCACGCCTGCTGTTGTAGCGCAAACAAAAGGACCGAGGATACTGACGGCGTCACGCGCGACGTTTGACGTGTGGTTGTACACGCTCAATTTCCCAAATGACAATCTGTTGCCGACAGAATGCTCGAGCGGCGGCGATTATCCGACGCCATCGCCGACCGATCCGTACTGGTGTACCGCGTCTGGATGCGTGCAATCGCCATTGCAGCCGGCTGGAGCGCTTTCAGGTCCGTACGCTACATCGTTGCTTTGCTCGACTGGATGCGCTGAAATTGTGCCGCCAGCCGATCCATATTGGTGCGTGGACGGTTCTTGCGTTCAATCAGCTACGGCGCCATCAGGATATACATCCGGCCCATATGACAATTCAGAAGCTTGCGTATCAGCCTGCACGCCGCCATCAGGGAATTATTGGTGCCTGTACGGCAACTGCGTTATCTCAGCTACTCAGCCCGACCCTTCAGCAACCGGACCATATTTGACGTCTGAAGCATGCGCCGCAGCGTGTCCCGGTCCAGCCGAAATGGTTTGGCGATGCACCGACAATGGCTGCGGGACGATCACGCGATCCGGCGCGATTATGAGCGGATACACCTACTATTTGACTCAAGCGGCGTGCGAAGCTGCATGTCCGGTGCAGTATTGGTGTATCGACAATGCGTGCCAAGCGTTCTCGACGAGCTACACGCCGCCGGGATCGCCAGCCGGCCCATTCTCGACGTTGGCTGAATGCTACGACGGATGCGACACTGGCCCCGGATGGTATTGCCTGAGCGGATCATGCGGCAGTTACCCAGCGCGACCGCCCGGAGCGTACGGTCCACGGCACGATTCGTTTTTCACATGCATAGAAGATTGCATGATTGTCGCCGAATCATCAGGCCCGCCAATTGAGCGCGAGGATATTGCCGCCGCGCAATCGCCGCCGCCAATGCCAATCGCAATAAAAAGCTTTGAGCTTCCCCGGGCCGATTTGGCATCGATCCATCGTGCGCGCACGCCGTGCAAGCATCTGGGCGGATTCAAGGAATACCGCAAAATGCCATGCTCGTGCGGCAACTTCGCGATATTCAATTGTGCCAAGCATGGCGAGTGTATTCGAGTTGCGCCTCGTGATGCGAAATCACCCGATGGCGTGTACCGGGAAATCAAAGCCTGCATGAACAACTGCGGCGATTACGAGAATCATTGATGATAGAACTTAGCGTCAATCAGGATGATATCGTTTCGGCCTGCGCTGAAGCCGAAAGAATCGGCGCCTTGAAACGGAGCATATTGCTTGGGAAAGGCAACAAGACCGGCATACTCGGCGAGTTGTCTGTTGTTCGATATTTTGGAAATGATGCCGCTGTAAGGGCTAGCACATACGACTATGACATTTTGATAAACGGAATCACGTTTGATGTAAAAACAAAAAGAAGAACTGTGGCTGCGAAATTAGAGTACAACGCCGCGATTCCTGAGTATCAATTGAAACAGAAATGCGATTATTATTTGTTTACCTCTCTTCGCATTGCTGGCGGCTGGCCAGTTGGAATTACTCTTTGCGGATGGATTGGCAAGAGTGATTTTGTCAAGAAATCAAAGTTGGTGCAGGCCGGATCAAGAGACGAAAGCAATGACTGGTATTGCTCGATGGATTGCTTGGTTCTGCCTTACCGCGATTTACTGCCAATCGAGGATTTGAAGAAATAGCCAGCCGGAGAGATTTTGCGTACTCTCATCTCCGCTACGCGCGCGGTATATTACGTCGCTCGTCGGTAGCCCAATCCGCGACGCGTTAATACGACGACTGGCGCATGCTCAGGGGCGCGAACACCAACTGACGCGGTTCCGCTTCGTTGGTCACGCCGGCAGGCAAACCGCAAAAACACCGTCACGCGGCGCCACCTGAGCTTTTGTTCCGTTCCTCCATCCACCTTTCGGCGCGGGCAAGCAGCTCGGCTTGCATCGCTTCGTCACGATTCACGCGCACAAACGCGTATCGATCGTGCTCAGCCTCCGCGTCAGGAAAATAGCTGAAAAATATCATAGACTTGAGCCCGGTCACAAACAACTGATGCTGACATTGCGGTCGATAGTAATTGACAACTGATCCTCCGAGCGCCTCCTCATGCACCTTCCATGACGGCGATTTGATCTCGACGACGATCTTTCGATCCTCGCTGATCCCGTCCAGTGATGCGCGCATAAATGGA